CGACGACCATATTTATCGGCAAAACTACCAAAAATCGCCCCACCTAATGGACGTGCGACGAACGCTGCAAGTAATAATGTAGATGTTTCCGTTGTGCTCATAGCGAATTCTTTTTGAATATCTAAAAGCACATAAGTGATAAGCTAAACCCGCACAACATAACTGTCCCTAAAAAAGCAAGATAAATTCCTTTTCTTGCTTTTTTCATTTAATGAAACAGCGTTACATAACTGCACCTATTTAGCCCTCCATCCCTCCCTAGCCTAATTCGACCGCAGTCAGTCATTTTTCCGTAATGATGACTTGCTATGTAAACCTAAGAGAGCAATCCTATGACCAAGTTAAACAAACACAGGAAACCTACAAAATGACAAATTTTAAAATGAGAACCGAGCAAGAAATAATGATGGAACTAGCTCTTGTTGCCGTAAAAGAACACGACGGTTTTGTTGTAGATGGTTCGCAATATTCACTGCCTAACGAATGCGGACAAACTTTTGTCTATAACACGGCATTTTTAGATGTGCGTTTTGTGGAAGACGGACGCAAAGATTGCGTGGTGAGATTTACGTCCACGCTCGCCCCTTTTGCCCCACCGTTTTATTGTTTACTTTCCGAATTAGAAGACTAAAACAAAAGGCCTCGTGATTACTCGAAGCCTTTGTTACTGCTAGAATTTATAGACTAAATTGTCTTCATACGCCACTTGGTAGTTCAGTTTGGCATTGACTGTAATCCGTTTGGCGTTTTCAAACGCCTGCCAATTATGCACTTTATCATCGACCATATACTCAATAAACCGCACAAATTCCGACTTCGTCGAGCTAAAGAACACATACGGTGGTCGCGTAATATTGACCAATCGCAAGAAATCAATCAAATCAAAATAGGTGGCTTGTTTGTAGCTTTCCTGCCTTGTACATAAATATGGTGGATCTAACACAAACAACGCTTTCGGATTATCGGTAAACTTCGGCAGCAGCGTATGGAATGATTCACGGATAACTTCCACGCCATCCAAATACCCCTCTGCACTAGGATAATCGCTTAATCGAACGCAATGCCAAAAATCTTTCTTATACAGTTCGTCTAATGAGCTTACTTGTTGTCCACTAAATAATAGCCAACTCATCAAGCAGTTTAAATCTTTGTAACCTTTGAATTGGTCGATGATTTTAATGATTTCTGCCTTTAACGACTTTGGTAAACGCTTATTCTTTGGCGTAGCGTTACCAATTTTTGCAAAGATTTGTGTGCGTAAGGCGTTAGTGTCATTGATATATACCAATCTTTCGGCATAGCCATCAAAATCATTGTAAATGACGCGGGCTTTCGGTTTTAACCGTTTGGCGGTGTGACTGAGTAAGCCTGAACCGCCGAATGTATCAATAATCGTCCAGCCCTCGCCATCACCTTTAATATTCTCATTTAAAACTGTTTCAAAATGTTTAAGAAACATTCGTTTTTGTCCAATAAACGGCAACGGGGCTTGTTTAAAGGTGTTTTGATTTGCCATAGTTTTTCCTTTATATGGCGTTCCGATGCTCAAGGCATTCTGACACTCAAATCAAATTAACGTGTAGTATTAACAGTTTTGCAACGAGGGCATTTGATTTCTAAATAACCAACTATCCCCACTTTCGCCAATAATTTGTTACAAAATGTGCAACGGATTGCTTTAATTGACTGCATATATTTCTCCTAATCAAAAGATTTGTTACAATCCACCAGCCTTGCGCAAGGTAGGCGGCGTATGGCTATATGCAGGCTAGGTCTGCGTAGCTGGTAACAACGAGCATTCCTAGTGCCGTTGTTATCGCCGTCTTTTCTTTATTGAATTAAACTTTGTGCAGGGTAAACTCTCCTTTTAACTTTTCTCTTTATTAAATATAGCGGCCAACTGATTCGGACTAAATCGCCAGCCATTTCCCCCACCGCAAATCGCATTAAAGCACCACTCACTGCAAAAATATTTTGAGCGTTTTTGTTTGATGCCTAGCACAATCCCTAACGCACCCCACCAGTCATATTTGCAATCCAAAGTGTGGTCAAGATAGGCTTTGATTTGCACCTCGGCGACATCATTAAGGGGGATTAAATCCCATTTGGTGTTATCGGATACATCAATCTGCTTGCAACGCACGCCGCCGTCTTGCACCGATGATGAGTAGCAGTCATATACTGTCGCATGCTCATAATGATGCCCGTTGTCAAACTCAATACGCTCAATGGCAATCTCGCAATGCGAGTATTGGCCCTTGGTAAAAAATCGAGTGATGCGGTCTGCCATTGCTTTGACAGGCTCTTTTCTCCAGTCTCGCTTGTGCTTGTACATCGCCAAATAAACCTTAGCCATTTTGATATGCCTCCATCAAGTTATCCATTTGCTTGATAATGTCATCATGGATTGATTGTAGTTGCTCAAGCGTGAGATTAGGTGCTTTGAGCTCATACTTGCGCATACGTTGGTTAGCCAACTCAACTTGCAATTTTTCCAGTCCTGCCGCCTGAGTCAAAATCAGGTTTGTGGCGGTCTTGTTATCTAGTCTCGCACGTTGTGCAAAGTCTGAGACATAACGGCTGCACTCGCCTTCATAATTTGCGGCTTTATACGCTTCTGCCGCCGCTTGGCGTTCGCGATACTCCGATTCAAATCGAGTCCATGTGCTGTAGATTGCGGCTGCGTGCTCATCTATGTTGGCGATAAGGCGAGTTTGGTTTTTTGTAAAATTATCAGCAATTTTCGCTTCATCTTTTACCCATGCTGTACCGTTCCATTTGCATGGTTCAGCAAGTGGCGCAATTGCAGTTAAATTTTCGGACAATTCACCTAGTGCGGTATGTTCTATTTTTTCGCCTGTTTCTTTGCTGTAATATGTGCCCCGATGGTCGGATTGATATTGCCAACTGTTATCTGCTCGCACAATGACAAAACCTTGTTTCGGTTGTGGTGGCACATCTAAATAACTGCCTGCGGCAAGGCTACCGCCTTCGCTCACATATTCGGTTGTGCTGTGGCTGTAAATGCCGTTGTTGTCTGTGCAGTAAACGGTGATTTCACCACTGGCTTCGGCAAAGCCGTCTTGATTAAATGTTACGGTCATGTTGTACTCCTTATGCGGCTAGGCAGATATAGTGATAGGCGATGTTGCGTGGGCGGGTTCTTCCCATATATTGAATATTTACTCCAAGATTTGAATAAGTACCAGGTGCAGCGTGCCAATTGTTAGCTCTATTTCCAGGTTCTGCCGTAGTCATTTTTACGGTTATATTCGGTGTTTCGCCCAATTTTGATTCATCAAATCCAATTTGCTTAAGGTTATTCCCAGACATAGACACAACGTTATTTACGGAATGAGATTCTTGGACAATTGGAGAGCCAAGTTGAACCGACAACAATTCACGACCTGCATCTACCCCTCGCCCATTATCCCATCCTCGGATAAATTCACCGCGCATGTCTGGTAGTTGCCCTGACGGATATTTCTGTGCTAATTTTGGATAACGACGAGCATCAAATCGCTGTCCGTTCATCGCTAAGCAACCTGTTGGGACGGTAGAAAGCGGATAAGGAATAGGGATACCAACAAATAAATCATGTAAGGCATTAAAATCAGTGGCATTCGCTTTTTTCCCAATTTCCGCAAGCAAAGTTGCTTTTAAGTTAGCATCACCAGCTAATGCACGTGCCAATTCTTCTAGCGTGTCCAACGCAGCAGGCGCAGAACCCACCAATGCAGCAATTGCGGTTTTCACAAATTCTGTCGTCGCAATTTGGGTGTTGTTGGTGTTTGGGTTGGCAGTAGGGGCTGTTGGGACACCTGTGAACGCAGGGCTGGCTTTGGTGGCGTAGCCAGTGCGGTCTCGGTTGATGGTGTCTACTTGGTCTTTTAGCCAGTTGGTTCTCGCCCCCAGCTCTTTCGCTTGACGGTTATCAATGCCGTCTGGTCCGCCCATTACAGGGTCGGAGGTTTCCAATTGATAGATGTTTTCCACCCATTGTCGGGTTAAGGTTAAATTTGCCATTTTGTTTCCTTTTTGAGTTAAGCTGTGCCACGATTAAATCTGCCGTTACGCATTGCCATACCGTTGTGCCGAAGTGCTGCTTGACGGTAGTCTAAGCTCGCTAACACACAGCGAGCGGGAGCGAAAACACGCAAGGTTTTTCGCAGTAAATCGGCTTGGTC